TAGCAAGAGATAGAACACAAGATCCGTTTTTTACTGATACTAAATCAGTAACAGAAAGAAAGTACGACGAGGCAACTGAATCTTATAGTAACGAGCAAGGCAATCAATACACAATAAACAGATATATGCCTGTTCCCTTTAACCTAAGTATGCAAGTTGATATTTGGACTCCAAATACAGATACTAAACTTCAACTTATGGAACAAATTTTAGTACTATTTAATCCTACTATACAATTACAACAAAATACTAATCCATTTGATTGGACACAAATAGTAGAAGTAGAATTAACAGATATACAGTTTAATAATAGAACACTACCGCAGGGGGTTGACGAACAGATCGATGTATCCACATTGACTTTCCAATTACCTATTTGGATAAATCCACCTGCTAAAGTTAAACGTCAGAGCATTATACACGAAATACAAACAAATGTATTTGCTGACTTTAACGGTCAAAATCTTACCGATATCGGTTATGATGAAGACATATACGACTTCTTTAGAAACTTTGACTTAACATCTAGAGTTATTGTAACTCCGGGTAATTACAGAATACAAGTTGTAGGAAGTGCTATTACATTACTAGACTCAGCCGGTGTAAATACGCAGAGTTGGTCATCGCTAATAGAAATGTATGATAAAGAAGTGCAAGATAGTATTAGTTTACTAAAACTTAAAATAATAGATGACTTAGATGACGATACTCAGGATATAGCAGGAACTATTGCTATTAATCCAGCAGACGATACTCAACTAGTTTTTAATTTAGATACTGATACATTGCCGGCCTCGACAATCGGTGACGTAAATAAAATTATAGATCCTACTAAAAACTATCCAGGTGATGGTACTTTACCAGATCTAGCATACGGTCAACGATATCTTATTACTGAAGACTTAGGAGACGGATATACAAATTGGAATGTAGTTGCTTCGGCAAATGACATTATAGAATATGGTGATACTGGTTGGACTGTTAGTTTTGATGCTAGTACCAAATCAGACACTACAGCAACATCAAAGAACTTAAATACTAATAAAGTTTATAGATGGACAGGAAAACTATGGATGAGCATTTACGAAGGCGAGTACAACCCGGGATATTGGACACTAGTCCTGTAGAACCTTTTCAGGGTGTTGTTGCCGTTGGGGCAGTATTTCTTTCTACTAGGACTAACAGAGTACTCTTACAGTTCAGAAACAGCGACAAAAGACAAAAACACACTTGGGGATTTTGGGGCGGTATCGTTGAGAATAACGAATCGCCATACGAAGCACTGATTAGAGAAGTAGAGGAAGAGTTAGGAATAGTTCCTGATATTAATAAACTTAATCCAATAGACGTTTATCAAAGCAAAGATAGAAATTTTATGTATTATAGTTTTGTAGCGGTTATAGAAGATGAGTTTTTACCTACACTCAACGGCGAAAGTTGTGGGTATGCGTGGGTAAATATAGGCAATTGGCCTAAACCTTTACATGAAGGTGCTAGAGCAACTCTACTCTATAACAAAGGTAGAGATAAGTTACAAACTATATTGGATATACATAAAAAAGATGACCGACATAATTGACTTCAGACTTGTTAGATTTGAATCACTATTAATAAAATTCGCAAAAACAAACGAAATACCTAATGACTTTCTTGACGGTACAATGGATCTTGAGTATTTGTCCAATAAGTATAAAAATGTCTTATCAGAATATCATTCTAAAATTGTAAGTAAATTAAAACGTCTACTAACTAGTAAAATTAAAAAGAGTGCTAAACATGTATTAGTTGCTTTTATGGAAGAATACTATTACTTTTATACTAACCAATGTACTAAAGAAGACCAGTGGCATCACGATATTATTATGAGTAAGTATAGAAAGAATCTAAATCCTATACGAGCATTATATTACGAACTATTGAATATTATGAATAGTTATAATCCAGATAATGAAGCACATCAATTTGTTGTTGATTTGTTTATTGATGCTGAATGGCGTAACAGTATTATTAACTGTATTAATAAAGATGTAAGAGTAATAGATAAAATTACTTCTACATATCATTATCCTTTAGAAAAAGTTGGCAATAAGCCTTTTGAATTTTTTTATCTTGTGGAACTTAAGAAAGATTTAATAACTGCTAGAAGTATATTCCGTTCTATGGAACATTGGTCACCTGACGAATAATTACTTGTAAAGTTTTCTAACCGCACCATCAAACAATGGAGCATACATTCTAACAGGCTCTTCTTTACCTTTTACAGTAACTTCGCCTATGCTACTAAATGCTATATCACTACATTGTAAGTATGTATATTCAGAAACAATAATTGGTGTATCTTCTGCTCTTGTTTGTGCTTCTAATCTAGCACCTAAGTTTACAGCATCGCCTACAACACTATAATCTAATCTTGTTTCAGCACCCATGTTACCAACAATACATGTACCAGTATTTACACCTGTACCAAATTTCACTCTTGGCAGGCCACGTTCTTCCATTTCTTTTTCTAGTTCATCACCAAGCAGTTCAATTTCTATCGCTGTTTTAACGGCCATCTCAGCATGATTTTCACATGGTAAAGGTGCGTTCCAAAATGCCATTATACAGTCGCCCATGAACTTGTCTATTGTACCGCCGTTCTTCAAAACTATCTTAGTCATTTTATCTAAGAAACTGTTTATTAGTTCTACTAATCCTTCTGGGTCATCTGCTTTCATATACTTTTCTGATATGGGTGTAAAGCCGACTATGTCAGCAAACATAAAACTCATTTCTTTTCTTTCGCCTCCTAGTTTCATTAAACTAGGATCTTTAACTAACATATCAACATAGTCCGGGGATATGTAAGTACCAAACTGCCCTTTGATTTGTTGACGTAATTTGTATTGTTTATAGAAGTTATTAAATGCTGATTGTGTAAAAATTAAGAAGCCACTTAGCACAGGAAAAGTAGCATCTACTAACTGTAATTTATTTTGGTATAACCACACACTACCATATGCTTCTCCACCTAAAATCAGCAGTGAAATAGGTGCTGTCCACAGTAAAGGCAATCTATACACCGCGATGGCTATTAAAATCATGCCACACAACGCACACAGAAGTTCTATAAGCGGCGATAACTGGTTACGGGTTATATTGGTACCATCAATCATATTTTGTAGCATGTGTGCGTGTATATGCTGTGGATAGAGGTTGCCTCTTGGAGTAGGTACAGGGTTAGCAATACCCTCTGCTGTAACACCTACAATTACTAGTTTACCGCCTAAGTCTGGTATGCTTTCTGCTCCTGTGTATTCTATTTCTTCGAATGTATTATTAAAACGTATATATGCTGTACCGTCAGGTTGTGTTACAAAAGGTTCGAACCCTTTAACCATAAATTCTTGTATACCTATTTCGCTTGTTTTAATTTTATAACTTTTTTGTCCAGTTTTAACCCTTAACATCTCTATAGCAAAACTAGGATATATTTTATTTTCTACACCTATTGCTAATGGGTATGTTCTTGTTACAAAATCTGGTTGCGGTGCGGAGGCATTAACGCCTTTTCCGTTTGATACTACTTCTAACATAGGAACATTTGTTACTAGATTTTTCCATGTAAGTAAAAAGTCTGTTGCTGGAACAGGTCCAATTGTACCCGTGCCTATATGTGGTCCACTTGTTTTAATACCTTTGCTACTTGGTGTTTGGCTAAGAACATTATAATTTATCGGGTTACGTCTAGCACCAGGTACATTAACTAAGTTTTGATTTAGAATACTAGCAAAACTGTCGTCGCCACCAAACCTATCTTCTTCTGGAAACATTAATGTCCAACCTAGTACACCCGAGTTTTTACTAGCAACATCTACAATTAGTTGGGCATAGTATTGTCTAGGGAAAGGATACTGACCATATGTTGCTAAAGTATTTTCGCCGAAGTTTAATAAAACAACGTCATTGCTTTGTTTAATTTCATCTAGTTGCTGATAAGAATCAAATGTTTGATTTCGTATATTCTCTAGTGGCGTAGGGTCTGCTACTTTAAGTGCTGTAAGTAATAAAATTGAAACTATTACAGCATAGCCACTATACAACCATTTCACTTGGGATATCCTTCGTACCATTCTATGATAGTATCTACTCTAACATCACGCCATGCTCCTACATCTAGTCCCCAGCATATTACAGCATCTGGACTAGAATATTTTTTTATTTGTAATGTTTGCTTTGATATGTCATTGTTTAGTGTACACGGCATTGTGCGAATTTCACCTGTGCCAATTTTTTTAAATACAATAGTAATCACGCCCTTTTGCAAGGCATCGATAATTTTCTGTGAACTCATTTATCTACGAATGCTCTTTCTAACATGAAGTCGCCCATTTCACCTGTATTGCCTTCTTGCCAATTTAGTGTTTTAAACATAGTACGACATTCTTTATTCATTTCAGGAGAACCGCATACCATTATGCCGTCTCTTTCTTTGAGGAACCCACCTGGTAAGTAGTCTTCAACATACTGCCAAAAACGGCCAGGCCTTACATAATCTTCTCTTGTTACAGTTGGGATATATGTAAATGGTAATTCTTCTTCAATAGTATTTAGCGATTCTATGTAAGTTAATTCGTTGATGTTTCTTACGGTATGAAACAAGTATACAAACCCAAATCTATCATACGTTGCTGGGTCATTTACAATGCTCATAAAAGGAGCAACGCCTGTTCCTGTTGCTAACAATATTAAATTATCCTTAGGATACAGATAATCACATACTAAACTGCCTGTAACTTTTGGATTAATTAATACTTCGTCTCCTATTTGTAAATTCTGTAATTT